TTTTGCTGAAGTTGTTAATTCTGACCAAGTTTTGTTTGCTAATCAATTGAAAGGTGTGTCTGGATGGAATCTTGCCAATACTGATTTGGTTCGTGTACATTTTAAGAAAATGATTTCGCGTCGCCGTTTGATTCAACATTTTTGTCATGAGATTCATCGTCCTGGTTTTATATCTAATTTGAATGCCATGATTTTGGTTCCGCGTATGGAAGATGCTTTGCCTGCTGTTTCGTATACTTTGAATAATAATGATGTGTCGTCGTTGTCTGAGATTCGTTACGCTGACGATATGAATTCATATCGTTCTAATTTGTATAATGTGAAAAATTTACCGTTGCGTGCTGGTGATTGTGGTTCGTTGTTGTTTATGAAAGAATCTGGTGCTACTCGTATTGCTGGTTTGTATGTTGCTGGAGATGAGAAATCGTCTTGTTTTCAGCCAATTACGCAGGAGCTGGTTACTGCTTTTGCCAGCCCTCTGCGTTGTAAAGGTTTGAATGATTATCCTGAAGTTAAAGGTCCGCCTGTTGCTAAATGTACTTATGCTTTGCCGTCTATTGGAGAGTATCAGTTTAATTCACCATCGTTGATGAACATTCCGAAGAACGAAATCACTCGTTCCCCGATTGCAGTTGCTAAACCGGATTTGTTTGGAAAGAAGTCAGCTTGGCTTCCAACAAACATGTCTGTCGAGGCAATGCAAAAGGCGTTGGTTAAGAAATATCATGACATTGGTGAGTTCGACAATGATACTATGAAAACTGCATATAAATTTGTTTTACAGCGTTATAAACTTGTAATTAAAGATTGTCATTCGCATTTTGATCCGTCGGAGTATTGGTCGTGTGGTGTTGAAGGCATGAACACGTATGGCACCCTGGCTCAGGTTGCGTTCGATACGTCGCCCGGTTTACCCTGGACGGCGTTTCGACCGCAAGGTGAGAAAGGAAAAGCGTATTTGTTTGATGTTAACAACACTGGGAAAACTGAATATCCAAAAATTTTGCAGGATAAGGTTAATGAGGTCTTGGAATTGTGGGGCGAGGGGATTGCGTATCCCGCGCTCTTCAATGGTTCCTTGAAGGTTGAGAAAAGACCCATTGATCGTGTGCTGCAAAAGAAGACTCGGATATTTACTGCGTCGCCGATTGAGAAAGTTATGTGTGATCGTATGTTGTTTGCTGATTTTGTTACTCAATTTAAAGCTAATCGTCAACTTTGAATCATTGTTATGGTATTAATCCTGCGTCGATGGAATGGAATGATCTTGCTTATTATCATCGTGAGATGGGAACTCGTCATGTCGGTTTTGATTACTCTGGCTATGATGCGTCCTTGTCAAATCCATTGTTAACTCTTGTGTATGATTTGGTTGCTGAATTTTATCCTGATTCTAAAGATAAACTTGCTATTGATTGTTCGTCTGTTGAGGCTCGTAATCACTTTCTGTTTGCTATGGGTGATGTTTATCATTGTCACCAGGGAAATCCCTCTGGTCAGATGATGACGACTGTTGCTAATTGTATTGCTAATCATTTGTTGATAACTTACGCTTGGATCAAGGCAGCTCATTTGTGTGGCAAACCTAATATGGCCACATATACTGCCTGGACCCAACATCTCGCTTTGACTGTTTATGGTGATGATTTTATTTATACTGTTTCGCCTGATGCTGAATATTTTGATGGTTTAATGTTAGCTGAAATTCTCGCGCCAGTTGGAGTCGAATTGACTGCGACTGACAAATCCGATAAGCTTGAGCGATGGATTCCGTTTTCCCAACTCACACTTCTGAAACGTTCCTTTCTTCCAAATCCACATGGTGGAGCCACAACGGTGTATGTGGGCCCATTGGATAAGGGGGTCGTCGAGGAGATTCCTCGATGGATCTGGAAGACAACCAAGGATGATGATTTCAAATCCACGATTCGGTCGGC